TTGTGTGATTGCAAGGTTATTGACTTGTTCTGAAAATGGAGTAGCGCTGACCGATAGATAATAGATTCCGTCTGGTACTTCTCCACATGCTTTAATTCCAATTTTTGTAAGAAATTTATCTACTTCTTGGTCTATTGACTGTCCAAAATGTGATTCGTCATGAATGTAAAGCGTGTTTGGAAGGGGTTTGAATTTAGGTAGTTCTGGTCCGTTAATAATTTTAAAATTGTCTGGGGACAAGCATCCTTTCGCTATTATCCTTGCAAAAGATTCTGAATAACCAAATGTTCTGGATAAGTAGGATACGTAGTAGTTGATAAATTCAGCGTGGTCCATCGTTTGTTGCTTCAATTGTTTTTCCCGGTTTCCAGTAAAGATGACCACATGCTCCACCATTTCCATTCGTAGCATTTCACAACCAACCAACTTGAATGTGTCTGTTTTGCCGCTTTGCATCATAGCAAACAACATTACACAAGATATGGTCAAGAAATACTCCATAATCATCTTGAACGCTTCAACTTGTAATTCGAACATGTTTTCAACTTTTATCCAATTTGGATTGTTTTATCATTTAACACCCATTTAGGTTTCAATTTTATTTAGATACGTTACCATTTCGCTTTTTTCACTTGAATTTGTTGAACGTTTTTCTTTTTTACACTGGGGTCATAGACGGGGTCTTCTTCTTCCGGTAAATTTTTGGACAATTCCCAATATTCTTTGGACCCCAATTTGAACGTAGGATGTGATTCGGCTTTGTACCAAAAGATTTGGTCAATTAATTTATTACTTTTAACATTGTTATCAATGACAAGACATTCATAATTTTCCGTACACTGGTCCATGACTTGACAGAACGCTTCAAACGTTGGAAACATGCCTGCATAATTATCATAAATACGTTTTCGATTAGCAATGTACGGTTCACGTAAAATAAAAATATAATCAATATTGGTACGTAAATTGGGAGGAATACCTAACGGATACTGCATGGTAATGATAAGCATAATTTTCCAATGACGACCATTCATGAAAAGTAAACGCATCAATTTATCTTTGGTCCATCCATTATCGTACAAACAATCATCCAAGATACAAAAGGCACGAGGGTCAATGTTACACTTTTTGTAGACTTGCATTTCTTTTTGCATTTGTTTCATGCATTGCTTTTGTCGTTTCAATATATTTTCAATGATTCCTGAACTATATTCATCATGAATGAATAATTTAGGAATGTGTTCGCTGTAAAAACAATTGCCTGCTTCTGTTCCGGAGATAACCGTACCAATAGGTATATCTTGTTGATAGAATAATAAATCTTTTACTAAATAACTTTTTCCTGTATCTCGACGACCAATCAATACAATGACGGGTCCTTTGTTTTCATTGGCACGAAAACTAATATTGCGCATATTAAATTTTTTTAATTCCAAAGTCATTTAGTGTAAAAGAATAATGGATTTGGGGTGTTTAAACGTAAAAATTGATTTAACGGTTTTGAGTTTGTGCAAATATGAATTTCTCACCGCACAATATAAAATCTTATGTTAATATATGCCTCCTATCCCCGTCCCCAAATCAGAAATAATAAAAAAAGCACTTTGTGTAGTTCAAGATCCAAACTATATACTTCCTGACAATTTAACTCGTGCCGAATTGCAACTTATTCAAGATAAGGTTAGGTTTTTAAGGAGAAATCCAACTCAAATTCCAAGTTTTGACCAGACGGCGCAAAATTTAGAAAGAGATGAACGTTCGGCAATGAACTTGCGTATTGCACGTGCACGTGATGCAATGAGCGTGCGTGCCGTCGCCAACGCACGCAGAGGAACTCGTAAGAGACGCAAGAGACAATCCAAGCGACGTTAATTTTTTAAATCACGTTCCGGAGATAACTGTAGCATTGATAGAATTGTTTAAAAATTGATTTAATTCCTACGGTTTAAGTATAAATGGAGTTTTGTGACGCATGCGAAAATATGCTTTTTCTCACCAATCAAAATGAAACTATCGTATTGCAATGTAAAAAGTGTGGCTTTGAAAAAAAAGCAAACTCAAATGTAGTATGTTCTATCAATTTTAAAAAAAAAGAGCATACCAGTATCATTCACAAATATACTAAACTGGACCCCACTTTACCTAGAATTAAAATGAAATGTCCTTTAGAAACATGTGAAAATCATGAAATGGAAAATGACATTATTCAAGTAAGATACAACGAGAATGATTTAAGTTATGCCTATGTATGTCCAAAATGCGATACCATATGGAAAATGGATAAAAATTGATATAAAAATAATAGTCTATCTTTATTAAATGAGTGATGAAGAATCAGAATTCGATGACATTGAAGAAAGCGAATCTGACATTGAAGAAGAAGAAGAAGACGAAGAACGTGTAGATACGTATTGTGATGAAGATAACGATTATCAAGAATCGGTTGAAATTGAAAAGGTTTTGAAACAGCCAAATTTTATAGTTCAAACTCATCCTCAAGAGCAAACCATCCCGTACGAAGAAGTATTGGCGTTATGTACCATTCAACGTGATGCGAACGGCGTCATCGTTGACCCTTACCATACAAGTATACCTTATCTTACCAAATATGAATATACGAGGTCAATTGGGTTGCGTGCTACCCAAATAGAGCAAGGTGCACCACTGTTCATTACAACGGATTTAACTGATAGTTATTGGATTGCCAAAGAAGAAGTGCATCAACAAAAAGTACCGTTTATCTATAAACGCCCGTTGCCCAATGGTCCTATTGAATATTGGAAATTGGAAGATTTAGAAATTATATTTTAAACAGAATTATTTTTAGTTTGAAAATGAATTGTCCATCTGTTCGCATGTGGTCAATATTCTCACATTAATTGTGCAACGCCAAAAGGTAACATTGCGTGTTAAATAAAACGATTTAAACGCATCTTGATGATAATATATGATGTTACAAATTCTATTTGTTATTTTTTTACATGACATTTGGTTTTACATTTCTCATGTCATTTTACACGAACCCTTGTGTTATGAACTTTTTCATAAGCACAATCATATTAGTTCAGATGCTTATGGATATTGGGTTGAAACACTTTTTCAAGGATGTGGATTATATCTAGCATGCGCCTTTGTCACTTACCATAGTATTTTTATTTCACTTCTATGGATTCAGTTTCGTAGTATGTTGTGTCATGACCCACGTTTTACGTGGATTGTTGGAAATCATTCACTGCTACACCATAAATATCCGCACACAAATTTTGGTGAACCTTGGATAGATTACTTCTGCGGAACTAAAATTGAAAATAATTAAGACAAGGAGTTGTATCTCATGGATAACGGTAAATTGCTTGAGCTTGCCTTTGAAACTACCGCCTTGTTAAATACAAAAAAGGAAGAGCTTCGACAATGTAAATGGACGGATAGTGAATCCAATACAGATACGGATTTTTCAACGTTAGCATGTCAATGTGCAGAAGAAGCATGGAAACAGATGCAGCAAAGATACAATATTCAAATTCGTCTAACAACGATGATACCAGATATCAATTGTATATTTGAAGACAAAGACATACAAGTTACCCGTAAAATTGAACTTAAAAGTTCAAAAACAAACGTGATGCCGGGTTCAACCATTGGTAAGTTAGACATTAATCAACCGTTAATCTTTTGTAACAGAAAAACATATGAAGTACGATGCGGTCAATACCATACTGCAATGGGTAATTCCGACATTGATTTATTTCAAGATAGAACGCCACGTCCTTCTTTAAACTTTACTAAATTATCAACACAACCACTTGAGTATACCGTTAAAACAAAAGATGCATGGATTTCACATTATGGGAAATGTGCTGTAAATCGTCTGAATTGCTCGGTCACACCCTCATGGCAAGATACACTTACAAAAAGCATTCTATATGAAGCCTTGCAACATATAGAAACATTAGAAGAGTTACATAGGTTACGTGAGTTGGTTCATCTACCTGTCCAACATTTTATGATTGGCAAATAGTTGTACTTATCGATTTCATGAAACTTTATTCCCCAAGGACAATATTCGTGAATAGACCCTAATAGTGTTTGTTCTTTACACTCCATCTGTAATAAAATGGCAAACACTCGTTCAAAGCAACACCGTGATTCCCTATTGACAATATTGTTTATTAATTTTATCATGTTATATTTCTTATTCACATGCTTTAAATAATTGTGGGTAATGATAGACATGCCCCCAAAACAGCCTTTCCATTGTTTTTGTTTATAATACTCAGTTAACTTTACATCATTAAATAGATTTAGAAGTTTAATTTCGTAATCCTCATCATGAGGTTGAGCTGGAAAATTCCATAAAAATTTATAATTTTCTACACTTAAATCTAGTTTGGAATTTATAAAAACCGAATCGTGTAATATCACTGCAACATCAAACAATTTATTGTGTAAATAATATAAATAGGGTAATAATTCACCACGTTTATAATATTTACTATTTATAATAATGGTGTTATGTAAAGGTTCATTTGTTATAAAAGAAGCATTACTGTTATCATCTATGATAACAATTTGATTATCAGGATAAAATTTACGAATACACTGTACGCTCTTAATCCAATATTGATTAGTTAATTCGTTATTTACATGACGCAAAAGAATGAATCCGTAGGACATAACATATTAATGTATTTAATTTAGTTTAACAATTTTTAATTGTTTCGTAAATAAAAACTTTTCAACCGTTCGGTTGCGTCGTTTTAGATTACAGGCTAAACAACTAATCAAGACGTTGGATGTATTATGTCCAATACGATTATCAATACGGTCTAAGGTCCATTGTTTGGGGTCTCGTGCAACATAATGTAAACATACGGGTTCTTTACAGTAATAACATGTGTTATTACAGTCTTGCAACTTATGTTTCACTTCGTCCGGCTTAATAAAATGATATTCACTGTAAATCTCAAACTTTTTATCTTGAGATTTATAACCGTGCAATTTTTTAGTTAGATTCATAGTTAATACAAATAATAAATTGAATTTTCAGTGTAAATAACATAATAATTGGAATACGTTTTCATTTCTTGAATGGAACTGGTAATCCATCCACGTCCATTCAATTCTCCTTCACAATAAAGGATTCCTTTATCTGTAAAAATATTCCAATGATAAAGAGTGTTCATTACATAGATAAAGTAAACCTATTTATATTCTTTTTTTTAATGTTAAAGTTCAAGTGGAATACGACGGATATCAGGTTCAATGGTGGAGATATTCCAAGGACCTACGGTTCCTTTAGGATTGGGTGGTTCCGACCTTAATTGTAAATTGGCGTTACGCATGGTTGAACCTACTGTATTGATACCAGTTAAAGCACCAGCGGAAAGAAAATTAATTCCCTTTAGCATGTCACCGCCTTGTGGATTGACAGAGGCCCATTGGGAGTTTTCATCATTAGGTAAAAGCATACCTGGGTCATCCAATTTAGAAGCTTGTGCGCCATAAGTATTGGTTTTAACTCCTTTAACATTGGCATAATTGGTTTCATCCGAGGAAGGTGCGGGCGGTTCATACCCATTGGAAGAAGTCATCATGTTAGTGGTTTTTTTTTTACCGTTGCTATACAAACAAAAGCCTAAAACAATAATAGCCCCAAAAAACAAAATAATAGGTTCGTAGTTTTTTTTTCCAAGAGTCATTATATATAGAAAGCATAAAATTTTTATTCAATCTCATAAGTAATTCTTAATTCTTCTGCAATCTCTTTTGCCCTATCTGCTTCTATTTTCATGGTATTCGCCTTTTCTAAAGCATTTTGATAAACTTCATGCGGCGTTTTTAAGGTAATTGTTTCTAATTCGTCTATTTTTACTTCCGGTTTTTCCTTAAGTTTTGTTTTAATTAAACAATTGATAAACACGTTTTTTTCTAAAACCATAATCTGTCGAGTATGTACCATAACTTGAAAACATTTCGTGTTAAATTTGATTCCTGAAATATCTAAAATAGAAATAACTTGTGTGGTATCTTGAATACTGTTAAGAGATAAAGGTATTTCGTCCTCATTGTACACCCGAATACTTTCTTTGAGATGTTTTCCTTGATATCCACGTATTGTGTAGTTAGGACCTTTTGCTTTTATGAGTGGCAAGAAAGAATTTTGAATATCATCCAACTCGATATCGTCGCCTAAAAACCACTCCTTTTTATTAAATAATAACTCTTGTAATTTTTCTTCTAAAGAATTCATCCATTGAATAAAAGAAGTGTCTAAAGAGGAAATTAAAAAATCAATATAATTTTTAGACGATGTCACAACACCCTTTGTGGTGCATTTAGGTGTATAGACATACAAGGAGTTTTTATTATGAAGTAGTTTTGTATAAA